GAGATACCTTCCGCAAGTTCTGGAGCAAGGTCTTCTAGGTCTTCCCACCATGAAATCAACCAGTCAGTAATCGCCTTAGACTCGGGTGACGTGGCATGGTACGCAGACAGTCCCATAACAACGTACTCGTCTTCGAGTGGTCGTAGTCCTAGGAACTTGGTAACTGTCGTGTAGACGAGACCAACGGACTTAGGGTATTGCCACTCTTTGATAAGATTGAAGTTGCTATCCATGATGGTAGCGCACTGTAACTCACCGACACCGTCGATTGACACAAGGACAGTATCGTCTTTGTCGTCCCAAGGACGCGTATAGAAAGCAGCAGCACAATGCGACTCGTGGTGCATATGATTGGTGTCATATGTTAGACTTTCGGGGATAATCATCCGGTTGAAAGTTTCTTCGGCGGTGTCTGGTCGTTTAGCTAAATGGTCTGTACCACCCTTAACATCAACCCCGCCGCGCATATCAAACTTGACCGTATGGTCTTCGTAGAAAGAAACGTGGTCTTCATCTGATATCATATCCCAAAGTTGTTCGGGGATTAATGGATCGTTTTTCTTTTTGCTGTAACGTTCTCCGTGTGTAGCAAAATCAACCTTACCTGATTCATCAATGATTGCGAAACCACTATCGTGATAGTGTTCGCTAAAACCAACATACTTCATCATTCACCCTTGAATACTATTAAATTTATATTTATATAACTATTAAAAAGGTCAGATTACGCGGTTATAATAGTATATATCTCTTTCCAGTTCTGTACGCGAGTCGCAGGGCCGGCATAATCCGCATTATTATTATGCGCCATTAAGATAGATTCTAGACCCACTCGAAATCCAACATCAGCATTTTCTGGTTTATCTTCAACCCAAAAACATTGAGTTCCAAGATAATCTAATAATACTTCATCCTTATCCGCACCACAGTCGAGGTAAACAAACTTCTCGAAGACACCCGGCCCAAACAACTCAATCAAGTTCTTTGTACGTAAGTACTGAGAATAGTGGTTGTCACTCAGACTAGTGATTGCGTGAAACACATATCCGTGGTCTGAATGTAACTTCTTAACATACTTGACCGCATCACGTAATGGAGGCAACTTTCGTATGTTAGCGGATTCATTAAACATACGAACTAACATTTTGGCAAATTTCTTCTCTATACCGTATTGTTCGGCAACATCATACACTTCAGGTTTCTGTTGAGTAAACCCATGACGAGTCATCCATTGGTCGAATGCGTACATCCAATCTAATAAAACACCGTCACAATCAACTAAAATTACTTTATCTTTCTTCATTATAATACACCATCTCTAACATCTTTCATTATATAAAATACTTCTTCTTCTGTGTACCCCAACTCCACTAATAACTCGCGTTTGAGTGTACTCCAGTCAGGATTCTCTGCGTCATATATGTATCGCCTTATCGTTTGGGCAATAACTGAATTTTCATACTCCATAAAAAACCTCTCTGTTCATTTCAATACCTAGGTATTATACTATAAATCAGAGAGGCTGTCAAGGCTTATTTTCAAAATGTCTTAACTAATTTTTTCTATCCGTGAACGTAGACTCTGGAGCAACGCTATATTTTGAGCAATAGCGTACAGCATAGGACTACCTTTTTCGACAGACTTCAATGTTTCCATACATTTACTATACTCGTCATCTAAGATAGTGAATACAACATCTCTGTCTATCATGGTATTAACGCCCTTTCCCACGGCATGGCATTAAACCTTCGGTCATTCCAGTGTTTAACCATATCAACCTTCCACTCACCACCAGTGTAGTGACAGAATTTAGCAACCTCAAAGAACTTATCTTCAGTTTCATAATGAGGTGAGTCGTTCCATGTCTGGTCAATAGTCTCAACATCGAAGTCATGTTTCATCAACTGCGCTGAGATGTAAGGCTGGTCGTTCATCACCGACATATGGAAGTCCCCAGTATAACACCAATCTTCCCATTTGTCAAACATTTCTCGAGCTCTGAGACGTGCTTCTTTAGTCCATATGACGACACCAGTATTCATAATCATTATCTTAGACGGACGATTAGGTGGCATTACAGGGACGATAGGACAGTCGTGCATCTCAAACTTACGAGAGAAGTCGCGGAAGGTAGATTCTTTATAATCCCAAGAATTATAACCTCCTCCATTTGCGGTAAGGAAATCAGACTCTAGTACACCGTAGACCTCAGCACCACTTTGAGTATGGTCGAAGATATTTTCTTTTGTATTGACTACAATGTCAGTATCAACGAATAGTACGTCATCATACTGGTCAAACATAGGGTCTAACCATATACGTGCGCACTCATGTAATAGAGAAGTAGAACACTCATGTCCCTTAGTAGCGACACGCTCGTCCGAATAGATATGGTCTGCGTCAATATGTTTGGCATAATGCTCGAAGGACTTACGAGAGATATTTGCTACTTCTTTATATAAAGAGGAACGTGAACCATCCCATCCTTTAATACCACCACGTGCGTCTACCACATCGCTTACAATCATGTATTGGAATATTGCGTTCTTAGACATTCTCTAACCTTATCATCAATCGTTCTGCGCGGTTTGGTACTTGCTTGTGCCAACGGGAATCACGGCCTTCTATAGCAGCGGTCTTCCAATCACCATTATCAATGGCGACTTTCATATTCTTAAATTTACTTAGTCTTGGTCGTCCCATGTTAAACATCATGTTAACCAAGATTTGTTGGACTTCGTCTGGTAGACAAGAGAACCCGTCTCCGTATAGTACATTACATTCGGAGATTGCGGTGTCGAGGTCTTGGTCGAATGCCTCAGCAACTCTTTCGGGGGAAACTTTTGTTCCGACCTTAGCGCCGAACTCGCCGTCACTTTCCTTGATAAGGTGACCCACGCCGAACGTAGGATAGTTGAGGTGGTCGAGGTAAACCTCATAGACAACTCCTTCATCAATCTTCAGTTGCTCAAATACTTCTTCGCGATTCATATTATTAATACTCTATGTTTTGATGGTATTATCTTTACCGGATGTTTTCTTGATATGTCCTAGATGTTCTTGCCAAGTAGATCCAGCCATAGTAAGTGCTGACTTGGTACCTGATACTATAGCAGGTGTAGAACCTTGAGGGTAGTAACGTTCCCAATCCGGATTGTCTTTGCGCCAATCATCATATTGGGAAATCCGGAGAAACACGATTTGTGTCTCTCCGCTTTCGTTGTGCTTGAAATCATAATTTGGCATAATGTAACCATCCTATATTTTAATCAATCGATACGACAAGAATCTCACTCATACGTTCTTGAAGAGATGCGTCACCTCCTTATCAGTAAGTTAAATAACTCTGGATTGCGTTCGATGTTCGATAACTCGCTCGCTCTGATAATGAATTTCTTCGCCGCAAACTTGCGACATATAACTGCTTCTCTAAATTTAACATATGATACTCCTAAAAGTTAGTTTAAGTTTCAGATCATGATTAAGATTTGATTAGTGATGGGTATGCCTCCTGTACTAGTTTCTTGGTTAAAAATTTAATGGGCGGAGTTTTATTCGTCATGTTTATGACTAACTCAGCGTCTTTTGGATGAATAGATTCTAACGTCTGGACAAAGATATTCTCACGTCGATACGCGGGAAGTTTATCTCCGTCACCACCTAAGACAAACAAACCAAAACGTTTGTGTAACATCAACAGAGTCGACGGTACTGATTCGGGTTTGTTTGGTGTGTATGGGGGTCTACCTTCAGGTAGATTAAATACAAGATTGTCATCAAAGGTACCGCGAAGGATATCTTTAAACGCTCCGACTCTTGTGTATTTTTCTAATACTGCTAGTCGAGCTTCTTTATTCTTTGCTTCAGAAAACTCTTCAAATATTTCGTAGACTTGTCTACGTCGTTGTTGCGTTTGTGCCATGATCTATACCTTACTGATTAAATAACATTTATATGTAATATTATCGATAACTATCTCGTAATTGTCCTTACAGTCTGCTATTAATTTTCTCAATGCACTGTCGTATCGCTCTACAAGAAGTTGATGTTGGACATCTTTCTGATTCGATATTAGTATATATTCATTTTTTATCGATACAGTTACAGCCGACCAAACTAATGAATATATGGATACTAGTATTAATGCGGTACTCAGTTTAATTTTCATAATAGTTTCTTTATTACTTCTTTTAAAACTATTTATACTAATAGACTCTAGTAACCGCCTTTATTAAACCATCCATTACCCTTGAGTTGAAATCCACCACTCTGAGTAATCACTTTCACTTGTTGAGTATCTTCGTCACAGACCGTACACGGAAGTTCCATCTCCCGTTCGGTCTCACTCATACTCATACGAACATCTGTAACGACATCACATTTTTTACACTTGTAACTATAAGTAGGCATTAGTTG